GTAAAATGGGCTAAGGTCGTAAAAAGGTCGTATAAAATTTGTGTCCAGAATGGACACAAAAGCGGCGGGCATCCCATCGAGGGCTGCCCGCCGCTTAGTTATTTACCGCCGCCCTTGCCCTCGCTCTGGGTGCCGAAGTAGAACGCGATAACCATTGTCACAATCGTCATCACGGTGTCGGGCTGCAAGCCCCCGCGCAGGGCCAGCACAGCAAAGACGGTCACGACGATCAACGTCACAATGGTCTTGACCTTGATGAGCGCGGCCAAATTCTTCAAAAAATCCTGCATTAGATTCTCCCTCCATTTTCCTCGTGCCGCTCCAAGTCGTCAATGCGATGATTTGCAACGGACATTTTCTCCTCCAACACTGGAATCCTCTGGGCAAAATTGTTGTGCGTCCGCACCTCGCGTGTCAGCTCCTCGATCTTGGTGTCCGTTACGGCCTGCGCAACCTCCAGCTGGTGTGTGACCTTGTCGCTCAGGCTCTTGTTGCTGAAATAGTTGGTAATCATAACGCCCACAAAGCCCAGCCCTGCCGTGATGAGCGCAACCGCGATCTGCTCCATCCACATCACCCCACAAACTTAGAGAAATACTCCTCTTTCAGCCCTTGCGCCTGGGCAATCTGGTACAGCTTGACCGCATCCATGCCGGACAGCGTTGCGCAGCGCATGACGGCCTTGCCCTCAGCATCCACGGCCAGGGCGCAATAACGGTCAGCGCCCAGCTGCATGGTCTTGGCCGCATCGTCAAAATAGGCGGCGGTCTGGGCGTCCAGAGGACCGATCAAGATAGCCTGTACGGTCTTAGCCTCGTTGGCGGTTGTGTCGGTGCTGGGTGTCTGCTTGTCGGCCTCCGGCACAACAACGCTATGCTCGCCCTTGTTGAACTGATACTCCCTGCCCGTGGCGAGGGTATAGTCATTGTCCAACCAGGTCAGCGGGTTGGTGCGCTTGCCGCCCAGAATGACCTCAAAATGCAGGTGTGCGCCGAACACGTTGCCGGTCACGCCGCTGTAGCCGATGATCTCGCCCTCTTTGACCCTCTGGCCGTACTTGACGCAATAGCTGCTCAGGTGCGCGTACCGCGTCTGCAGCACACTGCCCTTGTAGGGCGCGTGCCTGATGCGCACCATGTTGCCATAACTTTGCATACCCGTCCGCGTGTGTCCGTCCCAGTCCTGGGTCTGATCCACGGTGCCGTCCTCGGCGGCATAGACCGGGCGGATATACATGTTGTCAATCTGGGTGCGCAGGTCAACGGCCTGGTGCAAACTGCCGTCATTGTAATACCACCCTTGCGTCAGCACATGAATGTCCAGCGGCCAGTGCAACAGGACCTCTCCATTAGATAGTCTCATTGTATTACCTCATCTGTGTCCATCACCAGCGCCTCATACTCATCCAGCAGATCCCGCGCGGCCGGTATGGCCTCGCGGTAGTCCCACAGCACAAGCATCACACGCGCCAGTAAATCTGCTTCCTCGCTCATCCTTCCACCGGCGGCGTCGGCCACACCACCGCGTAGGGGAAGCCCGCCTGCTCCGGCACATCCCGCAGCGCCTGGCGGTAGGTTTTCCAGTCCGCCTTGACCGTCTTTGCATCGCCCAGCACCGTCCAGTCTGTGACAGCGATCCGCCGGTCACGCTCATCACGCACCAGAGCCGCAGCCGTGTCATGGTCGGCCTGCTTGACCAGCGCGGCCCAGGCGTCAACGTCAACCTGCCCATCGGGCACCTGTGTGACCGTCTCGTATGTCGTATAGCCGTACCCGTGCCAAGGCGTGTCCATGTTGGACACAGCCTCGCGGGTAACTTCCTGCTCGTCCTCGTACACCCGCACCAACGTCAGACCGTTGGGCAGCGGCTCGCACTCCAGACGGGCGTGCCTCTCATTGCATTCACATTTAAGCATCTTTTACCACCTTCCTGATTTTGCGGTAACTTATCACGCCGTCCACGTATTTCACGCGGAACCGGTGCTCGTTTGCGTGTTTTAACTGGCCGATGCGGCACGCGGCCTGTCTGGCTTGATGCGGCGTCGGTACGCCGTGCGGGCGGGCTTTGATGTTGAGACACAGCCGGATCAGCCGCCGCGTCGTGCGCTTGCGGTAGATCGTGTGGTCGCAGTAAATCACAAACCCCAGCCCGTCCAGCGCACGCCCGCGGTGCCTGCCGTCCCGGTCCACATAGTCAGTGCGGTATACCTGCCAGCACTGGTTACAGGTGTAGTCGGCAGCGGCCAGCCAGTCCATTGCCGCCTGCAGGGCACGGTGCAGCTTGCGCTTATTCGGGCCGTACAGATGCACGTTGTCTACATAGCGGTAATAGTGCGCCACGCCGTCCAGACCCCGCACATAGCGGTCAAACGCCGTCATGGCAAGATTTTGGAACCAGTGCGACGTCACATATCCAATCGGCAAGCCGTTGGGAAAACTGTCCACGATGGCGTCAGCCAGCCGCAGCCAGTATCTGTCCTTCACCATCTGCCTGTAGCCGTATTTTATAAAGTCGTGGTCGCTCTCCGGGAAGCAATGGTGTATATCCAGCTCTGCACCGTACTTCATCCCGGCCCGGTCTGTTTTCATCCACCGCGCCACCTGCTTCGCGGCTCTGTGCGGTCCGCGGCCTTTGATGCCCGCTATGCAGTAGGGGTCCATCTTAGGCACGACCACGTTATAGATCGCCTCGATCAGCACCCAGTGCATGACCCCGTCCGGCCAGTACGGCACATAGTCAATGTCCCGCAGCTTGCCGTTGCTCGGCTCATAGTGTCGGGTGTGTATCGGCTCGCTGGGCCGCCAACCGCCGTATCGTACCCAGTGCTGCACCCTGTCAATGCACGTCTCAATATGCGTCAGGGCGGGCAGCGTGGTAGGGTCGCGCATCCTCTTCTTTGCATGATCTACAATACACCTCCGTATGAATTCCCGGTCTGTCATGACCGGCAGTAAATTTCCAATGCGTTTAGGCATTTTATAGTCTTTCTTTGGCCTACAGCCGGTTCGTCCGCTGGCGCGTCTACTAGGGCTGCCGGATGGGCCAATTTTTAGCTAGGGCTAAGGCATCCCGACCTCGCGTATAAATGTCAGCCTGCACCTGTATTCAGGTACAGCCAAAGAAAGGTCCGCCGAACTGTTCCACCAGAGCAACGAAGCGTCGCTGTTGAGGTTGAGGTTGAATGCACCCGCGTTGTCACCGTTTCTGGAGTTCGCACCGCGCAGAACGATACGGGAATGATGAGATCGTTAGCCTGTCCCGGATAATGTCAATGTCGTACAGTTGTGGGGGCCTCGCTGCCCCCACGCCCCCGCTTAGCCGGGGATAGAAAGGTCCGCCGAACTGCCCCACCCGAGCAACGAAGCGCCGCCGTTGAGGCTGAGGTAGAATGCACCCGCGTGGTCCCCGTCCCTGGAGCCCACACCGCGCCGAACGATACGGGTGCCACTCTTGTTGATGTAGAAATAGTCGGCCAGATGGGTTCCGCTGCTGCCGCCGACTTCCTTTGTGATCTGCAGCCACGGGAACCGCTCATCCGCCTGGAGGTTCTTTGCCCAGCCCTCGTTAGGCAGCGTGAGGGAATCCAGCTTCGTGTAGTTCTCAACGCTCGACCAGTTGTAGTTGGTGTCGTTGCAGATGTAGGGCACGCCGTCAACGATTTTCCAGTCGCACTCAAAGCGCCACTGGTTGCCATAGAGCGGGTTCTCGCAGCCGTAGAACACAAAGCTGTGCTTGCCGTCCGTGTTGCTCACAGGGCTGCCGCAGGTAGAGATTACGCTGTTGGCCGTGCCGGTGGCCTCCATGATGCGCCAGACCTTGTGCGCGGTGGTCGTAGTGACCGCATCACCGTCAAAACTGACCTTGACATTGGCGCTGTCGCCGTCAATAGCCTCTACAGCGGTGACGATGCGGCGCTTGGCAATGCTCTCATCCTCGCTGCCGGTGCCGATGGAGATGACATTGCCGACCTCCAGCGCACCCTTGGCAACGATAACGGCGGCCTCGGAGGTCAGCGCGCCGGTCACGGCGATGTTGGTGGTGTACAGGTTGGAGACGCCGCGCATCTTTGCCTGTACGTTGCGGGTGCCGTAGGCCACGATCATCAAGTAGGCCAGTACCTCAAAGTCAGCGCTTGTGCCGATGCTGTAAGTCTCGCCCCAAAGCCGTGCCGCAGCCAAAAACTGCGAGATCGTCTTGTTGCCGGTGGAGACAACGCCCGCAATGCTGTGCAGCTTGCCGTCCGCACCGATGCTGCCGGGGAAGGCGGGCAGGTAGCACTTCTGCTTGAGGGAGCCGTCCGCGTTCTGAAACTTCTTCGGTGCGCGGAATCCCGGCATCGGCACCGCCGACACGCGCGGATTTACATCAAGCATGCCGGAGACATAGAACAGCGGCACCTCAACCAGCACCTCACCGTTGGTGCCATCCTCAATGTACCCGGGCTGGCCCTTGTAGGCGTTGACCGTGACCGTGCCGTCCGCGTTCAGCGTGCAGCAGCAGCGCCGCATGCCCGCCCACGGATACACGCCGTCAAAATCGTTCTGCCCGGCGCTGGTATCGGTGCCAGGGGTAAACACAAACTCCGCAGCCGCCCCCGTCCGCGTCCCTGCCGACGTGCTGCCGGTGAACTCCACGCCGTAGAACGTAGCACCCACGGCAGACGCGGCGGCCTTGGCCGATGCAGCGGCAGCAGTAGCACTCTGGCCCGCCTGCGTGGCGCTGGCCTGGGCGGCGGTCTTGGCCGCGTTCGCCTCGGCCAGGTTGTTGCCCGCGTTCGCCAGCAGCGTGGCGAACTCCTCACGGGTGCCGGTGTAGCCGTGCGCCTTGGCATCGGCGTAGGCGGTCACAGCGCCCAGATCGGTGGTAAAAACAGAACTATCAGCCATGAATCTGTACCTCCAAATTCGTGTCATTGACAATAGCAAAATCAATCTTATCTTTCAGATTGGTCGTGCGCGTGTACATCAGGTGACCCGTGTCGGGGTCAACGCCCATCTGCATATAGCCGTTGCTCAGCGCGGCCTGCCGCGCCAGCTCCACATTGGCGGTGACATCGGCCTGCTTCTCGGTCACATCCTGCTGGCGGGCCTTGACATCCTCCTGGATGCCCTGCATCTCGGTCAGCTTCTCGGCCACGCCCTCTTTGATGACCTTTGTCGCCGCATCGCCGGCGGTTTTAGCGGCATCGGCAGCGCTTTTTGCACTCGCGGATGCGCTCGCGCTGGCGCTCTCGGCAGCGGCCCGCGCACTTTCCGCTGCGCTTGCCTTTTCCGTGGCCGTGCCGGCAGACTGCCCCGCCTTCGTGGCGGATGCAGCAACCGCTGCAGCGCTTTCCTCTGCCGCCGTGGCAGACCCGGCAGCGGCAGCGGCCTCCTGCGTGGCTTTTTCGGCAGCCTCGGCAATACTATCGGCATCCTTGGCGGCAGCCGCAGCAGAGGTCGCTGCACGCTTCTCAGACTGCGATGCCGCGTCCTGCGACTCCCCGGCAGCGGTTGCCGCAGCCGCAGCGTTGGCAGCGGCACCGCCCGCCGCATGCGCAGCCTCCGCAGCAGCGTTCTTAGCCGCGTTTGCGGTGTCTGCGCTGGCCGCAGCAGCCGCAGCACTGGCAGCGGCACCGCCCGCCTCCTCGCCGGCCTTGATGGCGGCATCCTCAGCGGCCCGGTGCGCGTTTTCCGCGGCATCCTTGGCGGCCTGCGCCACCCGTACCGCGTTGTTGGAGTTCTCCAAAATCTGCTGCACCACATCCGGCGTAGGCGTGCCCGGATTATCGCCGTCGATGTCCGCGTGATCCCGGATGGAGTAGGGGAGATCGACTGAGATACGCTGCACGCCGTCCGCAAGGCCTAAAAACACGATCTTGCCGCGGCCAGCCTTGTCTGCCGTCGCCTCCGCAGGGACCTCCAGCACGCCGTCCGCGCCAACCGTCTTCTTGGTCGCAGACCCACCGGGCGCGTGGAACACAGCCAAAGTCTCCAGACCGCTCCATCCATCGCCCTGGACGATGCGGATATTCTCGATGCCGTAGCTGTCCTTGGTTCCCAGCTCAATGCTGGGCGTGACCGAGTAACGGTTGTCAACGACAACGTCATAATTCATCAACACAATGGTTTTTATAGTGGCCACCTCCTATTAGCTGCCGTTCCCGCCGATGGGATATTCCACAATGATCGTGCCGGATTCTCTGGCTATGTGAACCCGCTGACCGGCTGAAAATGTGATAGCGGCATTGTATGGGTAATGCTTTTCTGCCGCCGTGGTATCGCCCGGCAGGATCAGCGCGATCCCGTCGCTGTAAATGGCACTCACGGTTGCAATATTTCCGCTCTTGGCGGTCGTCTCAAGCGCTTTCCGCTGTTGGTAATTCTCAATCAATGCTGTAAAACACCTTCTTTGCCGTATGCGTCATCTGACCGCCCGGGACGCAGTCGAGCGTCCACTCCTGTTCTTCCAGCAGACCGATCCCGTCACGCATCATTAAAATGCTGTCGTTCAGCCGATGCGGCTGTTCTGCATCGCCGCAGGAAGTAAACGAATAGTTTGCAGCGCCCATCATACTCAGCAGCATTCTGTTTTTTGCGTGTGTTTCCAGTGCTTCCTGCGAGGCGATTCCCTCCACAGTCTCGACACTTACGATCCTGCGCCCGCGGCGCATTATGCTCAGCGGACTGGTGGGGTTGACATTTTCCGCCACCGCTCGAAGCTCCTTGCCCAGATCGGCGCTGCTAACAATATCTACAAATACATTGGCAGCGTCAAATGTGTCCGCTTCAATGCTCATCGGTATGCGCAGTAATGTAGATTCGTCCGGCCCGTACCGGTGCGTGCGATTATTGATAGAGGCGGGCTCCCATGGTTCGGCCACAGCCACACCGTTTCCATCAAAGTAGATGTCTCGGTAGTTGATCTCTGCCAGCAGCGCCGCAACAACGGCGTACCGCGTTGTGCCGATTTCCCATTCATGGTCCGTCATCAAAACCTCGTCCGTGTCGATAATGCTTACCACATTGATGCCAGCAGCCAATAGCTGCTCTCTTATCGCCGTAGTGTAACGCGTACCGGCGTGGATCATGAGCGTGCGCTCCAACACGCTCAGGTTGCGCAGCGCATACCCCTGATCGTATCCAGTCAGTTCCTGCGTCTTGTGCCCGTACTCGTCAACACTCTCGGGACATGTCGTAATGTTAAACAGCCCCAACGGCGTTCGGTTTGTGTTGTCTACACGGACCACGCTCAGCATATCTGTCAGCCAGTTTATATCCGCGTCCAGCTCCGCGGTCAGAGTTACCGTACTCTTCACCTCAGCGCTGCCGGTAAAGCGGATCTGCGGGGTACAGTCCGCGGGCACCTGCAGCACCCGGTAAGGTGCGCCGCTGCGCATGGCAATGAACTCATATCGGATCATACTTCACGGCCTCCTGCTGCGTCTCGGTAATGCTAAGGCTCAAAGGCGTGCAGCCGTGGTCACGGTTCTCCTGCAGATCTTTAAAGACGCCGATTGCCAAATGCTCTGCATGGTCCTTGTATACGACCACCTTGCCGGCGAGTCCGCGAAGTTTCTCAAGCTCATCCGTTGTTTTGAGCGCATACGCGATGGTGTGCGTAACTACCTGATTGCCGGCATCGTGCCAAATGGGGAGCTTTTTGCCCCAGTATTGCTGGTATGTGCCGCCCAGACTTGTGCTTTTTGTGTAATTCTGGTAGCTGGTCGCATACTTCAAAGCCAACCACTCATTGCCGTTCAACAGGCCGATGGCGGCATAGGGCACACTAGGCGCAGCCCTGACAGGTGCGCTGTCCGTGTAGTAGCCATCCTCGCCAAATACGCGCACAATATACTTGTGTTCCTGCGCACTGGTGCGGTCCATGTACTGCCCATCTTCACCTTTGGCTATCAGCACTCCATCACGCAGGATGTAACCTGTGCCGCCATCCCAACGCAGCTGCACCTCGCCCCAAAGGCTTTCAGCCTGACAGTTTACGGCACTGCCGGGCCGGTTCTTGACTTTGACCTCGCAGTCTGCCCACGGGGATACATCTCCATACGAGTTATAAATCCTCACAGAAAGTATGTGCGTCCCGTCTGCCAGCACTTCGTCAGACTGCCATTCCTTCCCGGTGCCGTATCGTACACCCAGGCTGATGCCGTCCACCACAACTTCATAGCCGTCCTGTTCTTTGGCCTGCCACCGCATTTTTGCCAGCGGCTTGTTGTCATAGTAGGAGATGACCGGGGCCAAAGGTGCTCGCCGTATTGCAAAGATTGCCGCGCCGGAATAGCTGCCGAACGCTCCGTCCGTATTCTTCGTGCGCACGCGCCAGTAGATAACGCCGCTATTAAATGTGCCTGCGGCCGCTTGATAGCTATTGTCCGCATTATTCGCACTGGCCAGCACTGTGTAAGATGCACCGCTATCCGCCGAATAGCTCAACTCCCAGCCCGTCTGCACCGTGCCGGTGATATTGGCATGCTGCCACACAAATGTGATGCCCTGCACAGCATCATCCATGTACTCGCCCGCGGGGCTCACCGCCACAGGCGTGCTGAGCGTGTCCAGCGTGGACACGCTGATCGTGTCGCTGGTTACCTTTGTGCCTGTATTCGCAATCGCTACAACATACCAGTCCAGTGTTGTAGCGCCTTCGGCAAAGGTGTTTGCGGGCACGTCTGCATACTGCTGCGAACCGGCCACAGCAACCTCATGCCAGTCGCTCTCATTGTTCGCCTTAAAGTGCAGTGTCGCACTCTGCTGCGTCACATCTCCGGGTCTGTCATCGCTGTCAACGCTGAACACCCAGCTAAAGCGGTTCGCAACTGCTCTGGGCGCGGACGCACCCGCCGCAGGCGTTGTTCCCTTTACGGAGACAGGCACCTCGACATTGGTGCATTGCACCCAGCTGGAAGTATGTGTGGTTCCAACGCTGCTCTTTGCAACAACGCGCCACTGGTAGCTTCCTATGGGCAATGTGCCGCAATTGACACTCACATGGGTTGTGCCATCGCTGACGCTTGCAAAATCTGCCGGGTCAGCCATGTTGTCAGTCCGGTACTGCAAAACAGCGGATCCCTGCTGCAATGCACCGCTGATCGCGCCGCTGGCAATACTGCCGGTGAACGCCCAGCTGAATACTGCGTCAAAGCCGTAGTATGTCTTGCTGGTGGGGCGCAGGTCGTCCACCTTGGCGCTGGGGTCAGCCAAAGATAGGGAGTAGGTGGAGCTTTCCGTCACTGTGCCGGATCCATAAGCCCCCACCTGCACGCGCCATCGAATACCGCTGCCGCTTGACCATGCGGTAGTATCCAGATCGAAGGATGTCGCACCATTGCCAAGTGTATAGGTCTGACTGTTTCCGCCGTCCTGATCGGTGATGATGATCTTGCAGGTCGAGTTCCTGCGCTCAAAATCATCCTCGGCGTCTGTAGTCCACTGCAGTCGATACTTTGTGTACCGTGCAACGGTGCCGCTGGTTAGTGTCTGGCCTGTTGGCGTAACAACACCTTGATAACTGACGCAATTTATATAAGCATCACCGCGGCTGGCTCCGATGTTGTTGTAGCCATTTTCCGCATTTACAAAAACACCGTAGGCTAAAACATTCTTTTTCCGCGTCTGGCTAAAAGAATCGAATGCAAACCAACAATCTCCGTGTGAAAAATTGCTTTGCTCGCACACGCTGCTCGTGTCTGAATGATAGGATGTGCCTGCACTGTTTGCTAGTGCGTATCCCCTGAGTTTAACCTTGTAGTTGGCATCACCATAGGCAGGGATACGGACCTGCATGCCGCCTATATAGCGGTTTGTACTCCCCATCCCGGTATTGAACAACCACGAGCAATGATACGCCTGATAGTTAGCCAAAGGGTTTGTGCTGCCAGCCTTATAGCTTCTTGTGCTCCAGCTGTGCGATTTCATGTCAATGCCCCCTGTCTCATGCTCATGGCTTCATTTTTGGCGATACTTACAATATCGTTGAACTCTTTCACATTCTTGGCATCAATGGTAATGCTCCCGATATTGATAGCATAGCCGCCCAGCATGCCGCGTGTCTGGCTGCTGTTGTAGATGCGTTCTCCGCCCCGCAATGCCACAAGCTCCGGCCCGTTCTCACCCACAACAGCCAGTCCGCCGCGCGCGCTGCGCGTGCCGGTGGCATACTGCGGCACCTTGCTGTTGGCTGCGCGCATCGTCCCCGTTGTAGCCGAAGATATACCGCTCATGGCGCTGTTGATTTCGTTTCCTTTGCCGATCAGGACAGCGATAACAGCCACCAGCGCCGTGACGGCCGCTACGATAGCCAGGATTTTAATGTACAGCAGATCCATATGGCTCATAGCGCTGCCGACCATGCTTTTCACGGTTCCAACCGGCCCCTGTAAGTCTTGAATGGCCTTCGCCACAAGCAGCACTACTGTGGCGATGCTGGTAATAGAGATAACTGCCGTCAGCACCGGCGTTGGGATAGCGTTCAAGGCCTCGGCAAACGCTGTAATGATGGGCAGCAGCGCCTCGGCAAAGCTGCGCTTCACGGCGTCGCCCTGCTTGGCCAGCTTCTGCATCGCATCATCCAGCTCACCAAAACTCTGCAGCGTTTCATGCTCGGTAACGGCGCCAACCTCGTGCGCCTGCTCCGCAAGCTCTTTCAGTCTGCCGCTGCCGGCCTCGATCAGCGGGTTCAGGTCCGTTGCCGACCTGCCAAAGATATCCATCGCCAGCGCATCGCGTTCGGTCTCGTTTTTCATCTTGCCCAAGGCGTCAATGGTTTTCAAAAACACCTCATAGTTGTCCTTGAGCTTTCCGCTGCTGTCCGACACTTTTACATGCAGTTTTTTAAACGCATCGGCTGCAGAGCCTGTCCCGGTTGCCGCCGTCTGCATATTGTTGGTCAGCTTCACCAGACTGCCGCGCAGCGTGTCCGTGCTTACATCCACAAGCTCACTGGCGTACTCAAACTCCTGCAGCTGGTCTGTGGTCAGGCTCGTCTGCGTAGACAGCGTCAGCAGATCATCCGCTGTCTTGCTCATGTCCATCGTGGAGCTTGCAAGCGCTCCCGCCAGGCCGCCGACTACCGTGACGGCAGCTGCGCCGCTGGCCGAGAAGCCGTCCAGCTTGTCAACCGCAGTCTGCAAGCCGGGCGGCAGACTGATTCCCAGCGCATTGGCCAGGCCGTTGACCACATCCGCCAGGCTGGCGGTGGTCTTGTTGGTTCGCTCCTGCTGGTCGCTCAGTTCCTTCAGGAGGTTTTCCTGCTTGGCAACCTCGGTCTGGGCGCTGATCAGGCTTGCCCGCCACTGCATGGTCGTTTTACTGGCCTCACCCTCACGCCGAGCGCTGTTTTCGTAGGCCTGCTGCAGCACCTGCACTTTATCCCGGTAGCTCTGCAAAGTCTGCTGTGCGGCCTCGTACCGCTGCTGCAGGGCGGCCTGCCGGTCGTCCATTTCACGGGTCTGTTCGGTCACAAGCTGCATCTGCTGCTTGTTGACCCGCAGGCCCGCGTTTACTTCGCTCAGTGCCGCCTTGAATTGCTGGTCATTTTCCACGACCAGGCTGACACCTGCTTTAGGCATCGCCATCTGCAAGCCCCCTTTCCTGTGGCAGTTCAATACCATTCATGGCGCAGTATTCTGTAAACTGTGCAAGCAGTTCATCCAGGCTCAAAAACCGTGTTTCCCGCCGGGTATAGCCCAGCAGCCCCACCGCGATGTATTGCAGCCTGGGGAAATTTATGATTCGGTCGCCGTCAAAGTGCCGCTCGGGGACATCGTCAACCCAGATTCGCTCAGCATCGTCTTCATCGCCTGCAGCGCCTGACGGCCTGACCCGTTTTTTCCGTAAAACTCCATAAAGGCCTCTTCAACACTTGCGGTCAAACCGCCTTGCAGATCGGAGAACGAAATGAGTTTTTTAACAACCCCAAGGCTCGGAGCCTCGTTATCTCGGTGATGTTCTTCGTTGTCAAGCTCAACGCCCTCGCGGATCAGCAGCCAAATGATATACGCTGCCTCTTCCGGGTCGTTCAGCTTTGCCACGATGGTGCTCAAGTCAGAGTAGTGCTCCTGAAGCTCCTTAACGTTCTGCAGGTCGAACAGTGCCGGGTACTTGCGGCCTCGCAACGTAATTTCCGCCATAACCTCACCCCTTGATGTTCAAGAATGTTTTCAGTGCAGCCAGGGCCTCTTCGTATCCATCAAACTCCTGCTTTTTCACAAAATTCCCTTCACTGTTGCACTCCGCAGATCCTGCCAGCTTGGTCGTGCCGTAGCTTGTGCTCTTGGAGGCAGTGCTGAGATTATCGTCCACGGGGTCAAAGCTCGCGCGGTAATAGCCCACCAGGCGATACGCAAGCTTGCGGTCAGGCTTTTTCAGCTTGCCAAGCGCGGCAACGCGCACAAGGGCAGGCGTATCGCCCTCTTTGCGCTCAAGCGTCTTTGTGCTCTCATCATAGTGGTGGCCGCACAGTTCCGCCTCATCTGCCAGACTCAGATAGCTGCGATCAATGCTCAGCTTCGCGCTGGGCGCGCCTGCATCGCGCTGCTCGCGGCGGTCGCCGGCCCACAGCTCGCTGCTGTCGCTGTCGTTTTCGCCGGCGTAGCTCACAACAGCGCGCGTGATCTTGCCATCGCCGAGGGTTTCCGTCTCAGACCCATCCGCGCTGGTCACTACAGTAATAGGGCAATAGCCATAGTAGGGAAGTCCGATATAAGCCATTATTATGCCTCTCTTTCATTCCAGTCACATCCATCATCGGCCTCTGCCTCAACGTATGCAACAAAGTGTTTTGTGTCGTTATCGTAGCCGTACTCGGTCGAGCCGATAATAAACCCGGCATCTCTGAAAGCACAGCGCATTTTTCTGGCGCAGGGCTGCGGCAGATCTCTCGTATACCATGCCGCGCGCACCTGCAAGTGTTGCTGCTCATCCAAATCTCCGGCGTATATTTCCGGCGCATCGTCCAAGACGCTCAGCACCACATAGCTGTCCGGCAGCGGATCCTCCTCATTTTTAACAAATGAGACATTGCTGCACACAGTTTCCAGCGCGGCCAAGGCCGCATCAATCATGGTCATAGCTTACCTCTCTGCCGCAAAACATCCTGCATCACAGTGCTAACAGCATCCTCGCAGCCGTTTGCGGCGCTGTTCAAAAACGGCTGCGCGGGCTCTTTGGCGGTGCCGTACTCTAGGGCCACAGCTTTCTGCATCTGTGCAACCTTGTTTGGGTAGTTGGGGCTGGATCCGTGTCCACTATCGTAGCCGCTAAAGCTCACATCCAACCCGTAGCCGCCTCTTTTACGCTTTTTAGGTTTCCCGGCACGGACACTGTCAGATAGATGCTTATTAGCTCGGCTGCTTTTGTGTTTTCCAACCTGCTGTTTCAGCGCATCCACCGCAATGGGGGCTGCGCTTTTCAACATTTCAGGCGCAATGGAGTCTAAATCGGCGAGCTTTGTCAGCTGCTCCGTGACTTCATCGCTCCACACAAGGTCCATCCTCACAGCGCCTCTCCTTTTGGTTGGGCCAGATCACTGACGGTCAGCTCGACCGTGCTGCCGGTTTCATAAGCCCGTTGGACGCTGTAGCGGTTCCCGTTCCACTCGATCACGCGCTCCCCGCTGTATTCATCGGCATGCAGCACAAATACTGCGGTCAGGGTCGTGCCGGCAGCTTCAGCGGCGAAAAACTCGGCCCACTTCACGCTACGGCGCTCGCCGTATACGGTGCGCACTTGGGTGTAGTGGTGCTCCAGTACACCCTGCACCTTTTTCGGGGTGTCCCGCAAAAGGGTGATCTGTTCCGTCCAGTACATGGGCATCTCCTTACTAAAAAAGCACCGCCGGGCATAGGCACTCCGGCGGTGCATCACAGCACAGCGCTCATGCGTCGGGCCAGTCTGTGTAGTTGGTCGTCATTCGCAGCTGCGCCTTCTGCTCATCGTAGGAGGCTTTCAGCTTGTCGTAGTCGCCGGTCGGCCAGAAGTTGGCGCGGCAGTAGGTGATGACGGCACGGCGGATCAGCGGGTCCTGCGTGTCCAAGTTGGACACACCGGCCTGTTTCAGGTCAGCCAGGGCCGCATCCACCAGGTCGCTCACTTCCTGCGTCAGCTCCTCCGGCATATCCGACCGGCGCAGCGCTACCGTCACTTTGGACAGCAGGTCGTTGTCAGCCATGGGTCACAGCCTCCTATCAAGCGCTGGCCGGGATAGTCAGCGCAACAAAGCCGCCGGGGACGACCACATCCGCACCCATCTCCACATCACCGCGGATGGTGGACAGCAGCTTGTCAAAAGCGAAGTCGTCGGAGACGGCGATCTCGTAGTCACTGAACAGATCCAGCTTGAGGCAGCGCGGCACGCCGTAGAACATGGTGGGCTGTGCCTTGGCGGTCTGGGCCGTACCGGCACAGGCGGCCAGATTCTTGTTGAGGCAGTAGCGCACGCTCAGGCCGCCCTCTTTGATGATGCCGGTGTTGGGATTGGCAGAATCCGGGGTGATCTCGTAGACGGCCTTTTTCTCGTTTGTGCCGCGCACATCGCCAAACGCAACCAGGTCTTTCTTGTTCAGGAACAGAACGGCCTCGCCCTCAACGGCCTCATCGCCGCCGTAGTTCAGCGTCAGATTGCGCAGGGTTTTCTCGTTGATAACGCCCTTCTTGGCGCTGTCCAGCGTGGCGTCAATGGTGTCCACGAGCTTGCTGGCTTTCAGCGCGTCGGTCACAATGACGGACGCTTTCTTGCGCAAGCTGAGCAGCGCCTGAGCGCGGCACTTGGCGAAGTAGTTCACCGGGGTCAGCTTCTTGGCCTGCTTGCTGATCTGGCACAGAACCGCCTCCGACTTGGACGTGATGTCGATGTAGTCGTAAGTAGCCTCTTTGGTGGTGGCAGCAGCACCCTCGGTCTGATCGGCAGCGGCATCGGCATCCTGCTTGACGTAGGGGATGCGGTCGGTGGACATACCGGCGCAATCATCGACCCAGACCATATCAATGATGCTGGAGACGCCAACGCCAACGCGGTCCTGAATTTCGGTGTTGACCTCGGTGGGGGTCGCCAGCTTGCCGCCGCTCACCAACACGGCGCGGGTCTCCTCAACCCCCAGCACGGCGCGGCGGTTCTCTTTGAACTGCTGGGCGCGGGTCTGGGCATCGGTGTGGGCGGTGGGGTTGTCCTGGGGCGCACCGGCACCGTCCGCAACCTTGGCGGCAATGCCGAGGCGGCGCTGCTCGGTCTCATACTGCGCGATGCGCTGGCTGATCTCATCGGCCTCGGCCTCCAGGGCGTCCAGGTCGGCACCCTCGGCGTTGACCTCGGTGCGGATTTCAGCGGCGCGGGTGCGCAGCTCTGCAATAGTCATTTCACTGGTTTTCTTTTTCATGGTTACACTCCCAAAAGTTTCAGTTTGATCTTTGTTGCGGTATCCGCCCTTTGCAGTCTCTCCGCTTTAATCCTCTCGATCTCTCCGTCAAGGAATTTTCGGGCGCTGATCGACGTGGCGTCGTTGGCCGGTAGGCTCACGGCGCTCACATCGTACAGTTTCTTGATTTTGGTGATCGTGCGGTTCACGGTCATGATGTGGCTTTCCAGGTCACGGGTGGTCTCGCGCTTATCCTCGGCCACGGTAAAGCCAAACGACATCTTATCGGTGTAGCCGCCCTTGATTTCGGAAAACAGCTGCCGTCCGATCTCGGTGCCGCCCAGGTCGGCGGTCACTTTCAGCCCGGTGCCGTCAGCGGCCAGGGCCAACGTGCCGTTTTTGGTGCGGGCAAAGACGCGGCCCTCGTGGTCGTACTGCATGATGACGTCATCCATGTCGCAGTCATCAAAAGCGTGCGGGTCGATCTGCTCCATGACGCGGTAAGTGGTACCGCTGTCGCCCATGTACTCATACAGCAGGTAGGACTGGTTGAACGTGCAGGCGTAGCCCTCCACTTCCTGCTTGGAGTCCGGCGCGGCGGGGTCAGCGGTTCGGACCTCCAGCCGCATGGCGCGGTATTCCCGGCCATTGTTCAACTTTTTCAACAATTTCTCATTACTTTCCACTGGTAAGGTCGTCTCCTTTCTTTGTCACGCTGCCGTCGCTGCCCAGCAGGTAATACTCGCCGCGTATCGTGTACGCTTGCCCCTGGCCGTCCGGCAGGGGCGGCAAGTTCCAAATTTCGCGGATTTCATCGCGGTTCATAATACCGCGATCCGCCATCTGGGCCGATACGTTCAGTTTTTCGGTGTTGCTCATGTATTGCAGCCGGTTGGCTGTCGCCATCAGCAGCGTGCCGCCCGCGCGTTCGCGCTCGGTAAACAACATTTTTGTGGCGACCTCGCTGAACTGGATGGAAAACGGCTCGATTTTACCCTCATAGAACGCGCTCCAGGCGTCGCCGTAGGCGCGGTTTTGCAGCACATCCTCGTTGGTGCCGAAGTAGTTGAACACATTGGTGTTGATGCGCTCCATCTCATCGGCGGCCACAACATAGGGCTTAGCCTCCAGTTGCTTGATGTCCGTGTAGGTGTTGGGGAACAGCAGAATGCCGCCGCCCTCGCCTTGCAGGTTTTCCCGGCTGAATCGTTTACGCTCTTTTTTCAAATCCTCATCGCTGGAGAAGTTGTTCATCTTGGCTGCAAAGCGGAATGTCGCGCCGTTTTTAACAGCCTCGGCAATGCCTTGGTTTTGCAGGTTTACCAGATCCATCGTGGGCGTCAGCGCGTGGTTGTTCTCGCCGAAAATATCGCTCTTGTACTGGAATTTTGTCATAATGCCGCACCGCGCCATTTCAATGGCGGCGGTCTGGCCGCTGCGGAATGTGTAGCGCAGCCAGGGCGCGGCCCCATACTGCACGATTTCACAGCTGGACGGCAGCACGGGGAACATGCCAACGGTCTCACCAAACTCATTGATGACCGGCACAATAAAGGCGGTGTTTTGCACCTCCAAAATTGTGCAAAGCCTGTACAGGAATTGTCCCCAGGTCTGCCACTCGTTTGGCCCCTGCCGGAGCCGGGTTTGCAGTTTCGGGTTTGCGGGTCCCTGCACGGTGACGCTCAGCTTGCTGGCGTGGGTGGCCGTGGCGTGGATCGCGGCGCGCACGATCTCGCTCTCATACAACTCGCCGCCCCAGGTCAAAAAGCTGGGCGTGTAGCCGTCAAGCGTTGTCCAGAATCCAGACGCGAGGCTCTTGGCGGCTATCTTCCCGAAAATTGATTGAAACAGTCCCATGCTCATCACCCCGCGTTCTTTAACTGGCCGCCGATCTCGGCGCACCATTTCTGCCGCACCGTCATCCCATCCATGAGCGCGGCGCAGCCGTCAATGTGGTCGGCGGCGCTCATCTTCACAAGTTTACATCTGCCGCTGTCGTTTTCGACTTTCAGCGCCGTGTTCAGCAGATGCACTTTTAACAGATCGTTGTCCCCGATGTTGATGGTGCCGTCTTTCAGCAGCCCCTCAACCTCGCGTATCACCGGCGTCAGGTTGAACCCCTGGAATACATCATCCATGTGAAATCCGTATTGCTTCATATCCTGCACAAGATACTGGGCCGTGTATCGGTCATAGCCGACCTGCAAAGGATAGATTTTGTACTGCTCTATCAGCACCCTAAACCAGTTGTAGCAATCGTGATAGTCCACAAAATTGTCACCGCTCAGCGTTAGGATGCCGCGCTGCACATACGCCGCATAAGGCAGTCCGTCCCGCTCGGTGGCCTCTTGCAGCTTCTCGGCGGGGAGAAAGAAATGCGCCAGCACGTTCAGCCGGGCGTCTTTCTCAATGATCGCCACGCAGGCGGTCAAGTCGGTTGTGCGGCTCAAGTCGATGCCGCCCACGCAATAGCAGTTTTTGAAGTTGGCCGGGTCGATGTGCGCACCGCAGGCGCGCTCCACAACATCGGAGGCCAGCCATGCAAGGCTGGAGTTTTGCTTGATGTTGCAGTATTTTGTTAAAAACTCAGCCCGTTTGGACAAACTTCCCTCGGCAATGGCGATCTCCTCCAGCAGGTAGCTGACGCTGATACTCACGCCCAGATTGGGGTTGGCTTTAGCCAATTCGTTGATATCGCTCCACTTGGCAGGATCGTCGATCATGTAGAGAAACGGCGCAAGGCGCGTCTCTTTGGAATCGCCCAGCAGGAACCGGGTGGCGCGCTTTATCAGTTCATCATAAATGCCCTCATTCACATAGCCTGCCGTGCTGATCGCCAGCAGCATGGGCTGTGTGCGCGCGCCAAAACTCGATTTGATGACCTCGTAGAATTTCAGCCCGGCATCACCGGGCCAGCTGGCGACCTCATCTGCCACGCACAGGCTGACGTTGAGACCGTCCGACTTTTTTGCGGAAAACGCCAGCGGCTTTGCGCTCGTGTTGCTGTTCGCAATGTAGATGTCTGTGCGCCGTTTCTTGCTCAGCTGGCTCAGTTCGGGGTCTTTGGTGATCATCTGATAATAGGCATCGTAGCACAGGCCCGCCTGCTCCAGCTTAGGCGCGGCAAAGTAGATGCGCCCGCCATACTCGCCGTCCAAAAAACTGCAATAGGCAGCAATGGCGGCGGCCAGCAGCGTCTTGCCGTTTTTTCGGGCGATGATGACGACGACCTCACGGAATTGGCGGTGATCGGTGTCATCCACCACGCCGAACAGCACCGACAAAAGCGCCTTTTGCCAAAGCTCCAGCACAATCAGCTGGGGAGCCAGCGCGCCCTCATGGTGTCGGCAGAAATTCTCCACAAAACGGATTGCTTTCTGCGCCTTTTTAGGATCGAAGTGAAACAGCCCTTTTTCCAGACCGTCCACAACATACTTGTACCAGACCTTGATCCAGCGGCCCACGATGATGGTGCCGTCCGTGATTTTCTGGTAATACTCGTAGATGTAATTATTCACGGGCCAGCTGCTCCAGTCTGCTCTCACGCTTTTCCGGGGGCAGCAGCTTGCCCAGGCGCTCGGTCACGGTGTTGTAATTCTTGATGAGGCTGTTGTAAGCTTGCAGATCGGCGCTGGCTTTCTTGCCGTACTGGTTCGCGCCGTTCATGTACTCCTCGCTGCACCCGTCCGCATTGATGGATTTTTGCAGATCGTCGAGTGTGATTTTCATAAATGCCGCGTTCTGGATCAGCGGCTCCACAATCGCCATCTGATTTTTAGGCAGCTCGGCGTAGTGTGCCATAATCCTGTTATACTCCTCTTGAATCAGCGTAGTTTTTGCTTTTCTCCCCACAACAACACCCCCTTTACGCTCTTTTCAGTGTTTTTCCGAACTTTGGGGCCCGGTCTACCACACCCCCGCTCGTTTTTTCGACCGGGGGGAGGTCACCACCTCGACGTCACTCGCCCCGCCGGGTCCACACGGTATCTACGCCGCGCGCCGTGGCGCTTTGCGTGACAGTCACGGCACAGCAGTCTCAGGTTGGACCATGACAGTGAGACCGCCGGATCGTTAATGTTGTCCGGCGTCAACTCTGTCATGTGGTGGACTATCTCACCGGGGCGATACAGCCCCTTGGCCAGACAATCCTCACACAATCCGCCCACGCTGGCGGCGTACCCATCGCGGCAGCGCTGCCACGCTTTGCTCTTGTAAAACGCTTTGG